AAATACCAACTTCTTCTTCAAGAAGTTTTTTCTCTATCTTTAGCTCTTTGTTGCCAGTAGTTTCACTGGACTGTTGAGAATTACCAAACATATTAAGATACTCCGTTAATTGCTCTTATTTGTAAGCTACTACTTGTAACTGTTCCTGTTCCTTTCGCAGAAATTCTTATCTTAGAACACTTGATTGGGATTTCTAATACATAGTTTTGATCCCCCGCTGGAGCGAATGTAAATGACTTAGGAGTAGCAGTAGAAACACCGCCCGATAAACTCTCAGCAGTTTGCTGGTAATAACTTACTCCGTCATCGGAAAACTCTAACTTAACTTGAAAAGAAGTTAAACTACCTTTCGTATATTTAAGATATACCATTAGTTGATTAACCTTTTCTGTATCGTCTATAACTGTTCCAGCTACATAGCTTGTAGTTAGAATTGCGTCTGCTCTTATGATTGTTGGTTTGTAATCTATCATATTTATTTATTAATTTATTATTTTAGGACTTATCTCTACTCCCCAAAAGGAAGCAGAGTAAATCCTGAAAATCTAGGCGTCTATAGCGGGAAGAACATAACCTGAAGCTCCTGCGACACCAGAGGCAAGGTTATTGAATGTTCCAAATCCTGAAGAAGCAGTGATAAGAAGTTCACCAGCAGTATCTGCGTGTTGAACAAAATTATCAGCGATTACTCCAGAATTATCGGCTTGGTCAGTTGTAACTAATATAGCACCAGTTGCTGTATCAGTATTTAACCTGAACACTCTATTTCCGATAATTTGAGCATTGAAGACACTCTTTCCAGTAATAATAGCCATTAAAGAGGCTGTATTATTAGCGGCTCCGAGCTGTACGAAGTTATTAGAAATAGTAACATCGTAGTTATCTCCGTCCATTTTAACCATAGACTTATCGGCTGTATCTACTTCAATCCACTTGCTGTTGATAATTGTAAGACCATCAGCATTTGAAGTTGTTGCATCCGTATCAACGATATACAAGAAATTCATATCTACTGCTGTTGCCTTAAAGTAACAACCATCAATCTTGAAGTTGTTTGCTGTTGTCAATGTGAAAACAGAAACGATGTCAGCAAAGTTGGCAGTAAAGATAATGTTCTCTACGCTAACACTTGCTGCTGAAACAGGGACTGTAGTTGTAGTAGCTGTGTTAAGAGTAATAGTTGGTCTTGAGTTTCCTACTCCTTGACCAATAATTCTTACTCCAGCTATATCAAGCTTAAGTGCTGTTGCTGAGGCTAATGCTTCTGTGTGTCCTTCAGTAACAATCACAACATCCCCTTCGCTAGCAGTACAAACGCTGTTCGCTGCGTCAACGGTTGTATAAACTGCTGCTACTCCGTCGCTATATGCAGGATGTTCTGCTACAAAAGTAGCATAATCCCCTGCTGTTGTTGCCTTTACCCAGAATATTCTACCACCTTTTCTGGCGATAAACTCTGGTGTTAAGAGTTCTTTCCTAACCGCCAACGCTATCTTTTCTTCAAAATTTCCCATTTTTTTAAGTAACGCCGTGGAAGAGGTCGCTCCTCTGACATTACCTGTTACGATTTATTATGCGACATTTTGGACTTTGAGCAATCAATCAACCTTGAGCAATATACGAAATTTGTTCATTTATTACGTTGACATCTGTGTCTAAACCGATAGTAAACCCACTGGCTGAAACTGTGATTCCGTTGCTTGTAATAAGAGTTCTTGTTCCTGCAGCAACTGTTTTAATAGCTGAAGCAGCGGCCATTCCTTCAAACCACTCCATCATATCTCTAGAAGTTACGTTGTAAACTCTAACTACTCTAGGCTTGAATCCAGTAGTGATTACGATAGCGGCAGCAGTTGCATCAGTTAAGTAACGCCCTACTGCTAAATTTCTTACTTCGTCATTTGTTTGTGTTTGTGTTATTCCCATTTTAGTTTTGGTTAATAATTAATTATACGACTTTTAGTTTAATTGTATTTCATCACCATCTAATCTGGTTTTCTTACCTGTTCTAGGACTTATTCCTTCTAAAGCGGTCATTGTTTGATTTTGAGATGTCATTATGATTTTAGCAACTTGCTCTGGGACTTCAACATAAGTTCCGTGCATAATGTTCAAACGATAACCATTTAGTGTAACTGGGGTAGTAGTTCCAGCTTTTTCTTTCGCACCCAACGGGATAAGAATTGAAACTCTTTTTTGCTTAGCTAATTTTTGTTTCATTATCCAAGCTTTACTACCAACTGGAGACTTACCTCCAGTTATTCCAGGAAAGTCAAAAGGGTCGTTCTCTTTAACCTCCTCTACTTCTTTAGGAGCTTCAGGGGCTTCAGGGGCTTCAGGGGCTTCTACAACCTCCTCTACCTCCTCTACCTCCTCTACCTCCTCCTCTGCAGGGACTTCAGGTTCAGGAGTTTTAGATAAAGCTTCAATAAGCTCTTTTCTAGTTTCCATTGATTCATAACCCTCAATTCCCTCTTTCTCAGCTAATTTTCTTAAATCAGCTATCTTCATACTCAATAATTTACTCATAATTTTTTGATATAAGGGCTGAGGAAGTCCCCAGCCCTTACATTAGTTAACTAGCTCGATGTCGAATGTTCTACGTCCACGATGAAGTTCTGGTTAAGAATAACGGCAACGAAAGTAGCTTTCCAACCACTTGTTTGACGTTGGTTCAAAGGGTCGGCAGAACCAGCAGAGCCTAAAGGCTTGATGATATTCTTCATAGCCGCTCCAGAAATTCTAGTAATTCCGTAAGCATCACTACCTAAAATAAGGGTGTGATATACGTCAATACTACCAGCACCAGCAGAACTTTCTACATAGGCGTTGGTTGTCTCAATAAATCTAACTTCGTTCAATGCTCCAACTTCACCTGGCATTGCTTTCTTTTGACCATACTCTTCAACTTTAATAAATCCTGAAATGTCTTGTAAGTCAAAAGTAGTGTCTGGATGACAAATAGCAACATAGGCTTCGTCAACTGGAGCTGTTCCAAAGGCGTCAGAAGGGTCAATCATACTTGTAATCCTATCTGCGTTGTTTCCTTTAAGAGTTCTAACGGCTTCTTTAACCTCTGCTTTAGTTATCTTCATTGCTGAAGTAACCTCGTTAGTATCAGTAGCTGTTCCTGCGTATTGTTTGGTAGTAGTAGCAACTAAGACGGCTCTTGTTAATTGATCAAGAGTATTTCCAGCTTGTTGTCCTAGAACCTGTGCAGTTTCAGTTAAGATAGGGTCGTAAGTCGTTAATACTAACTTATCAGAAAGGGTAATATAATCTCCATATTGAAGCGTTTCGGCTGTAACGTCTGTTACGGCTAATTGGCTTCCAGTTGGAGTTACTCCCTCAGTCAAAGCAGTTGTAGCTGCACTTAAAAGTGTGTATCTTCTGAACTTAATACTTGTTCCGTTACCTTGTGGAATGTCTTTAACTTGTGCAAATCTTGTGTGGACTAGACGTGGCATTGCTTTCTTAAGCATTTTTCTGTCATAAAAGTAATTTATGGCTTGTGCCACCTCTGCAATAGCGGTTATGTTTCCCATTTTATTTAGGAATGTATTTTTTACACCCCGTGATTAAAGGTTAATTATGGACTTTTGTTTCTATTATTGTTTCTACTGGTCTCTAAATCCAGCTTCCACTCTACGCTCCTCTTCGGCAAATGCTTCTGCGTTCATACCTCGAACATCTGGAATCTTTGGAAGCGTCTTTGTATTTCTCTTTGAGTGTCCACCAGTTATCTCAGTGTTAGCTTCTTCGTCAGCTTTGTTTCGCTTTACTTGGCGATTAGCTTCCATTTGGGCTAAACCTTGATAAATGAACTGAACAGAAACGTCTTTGTAAGCAGGATGTTCCATATACTTACGAATATCCTTCTCCATTTTCTTGGCTTCGGGATATTCTGCAAAAACGTCCTTTAGTTCTTGTTCATCTGTGTTCGCCTTAGTGCTTTCAACAAAGGGCTTTGTAGCTTCCTCCACTGCTCTAGCAATGGCTCTCTTGCCCTGTGCTGTAACCTCTTCCTCATCTAAATCATTATCTAATTCGGGGGCTGGTTCAGGATTTTTCTTGAGCCTTTCAATCTGGTCATTCTTACGCTCAATGATATAGTCCTTAGCACTTTTTCTAGGTCTTGGTTCTCTAGCTTCGGCTTCTTCTGTTTCTCTAGCCGTTTTCTCTTCTAGAGTTTCTTCAGGAGCTTCTTCGGGAGCTTCTTCTTCAAAAGGAACAAACTTCTCGTCCTCCATTAAAGCTTCTCCTTCGTGTTCGGGGTCTGCCTTATACTTGACCCCATCTATCTCGACAAAATTGTCGGTAACTTCTGGCATTTGTATTACGCACTACTCATTACGGCTGTCGAAACCTTTTGTGTAGTGGATTATTTAATCTCGGTTTTTAACCGGTATTGCTAATATTATTCAATGATTATTCGAATGGATCTAAGTTATCGTCAAATTTTTCTCTATCCCTGTTCGCTTCAATCAAATCATCTGGTAGTGTCATAAGCTTTATTCTATCATTCCTGCGGTCTTGCCACTCCTTAATTGTTTCACCCTCTGCTAAAGGGACTTCTCCGTGTAGCCTAGCTTCAGAACCTTTTACCTCGGCTTCTAATACTTTCTTTATAACCAACCAACCTGTGCTAGTTTTTAACTGCTCCAGTGATGATATAATCATTTCCTTTTTCGCTTTTTCGTTTTTGTAGACTATTGGTTCACTCATAATGATTCTTTATTTATAATTCAGGATTAGTTTCTCTTGACCCTCGTTGACTTTGAGCTGTTGGAGCCTGTGGTTGACCTTGTTGTTGGTCAACTGGTTTAAACTCTGGAACTGGCTGGGCTTGAGGGAATTGTTCGGGGTGTTCTTTTTTATACATCATCATTTTTTTATGTCCTTCCATATGAGCAATCTTTGCTTTCGTGTCTGCTGATTTATTATGAATTTCCAAGTGAGTATTATCCTCGTCCATTGGATGAACCTTTGGGAGCTTGTTTTCATTTATCTCGGCGTTCTCATCTTCTGCTCTTAACTCATCAATAGTAGGTGGGAACATTAAAGATAGAAGGTCTTTCTTGTGTCCTAGAATCCGTCCCATTTTTCTAAGGACAAACATTCTGTTAGTTCTAGGTTCTTGCATAGCGAAAGAAGCAAACTGGGAAAAGTTAGCAAACTTCTCTCTTCTTTCTAAGTTGACTATGCTTAAACTTTCAATAAATACATCAGGGTCAATATCTGTAATAAGGTTTTCTCTTGTTAAGGTTCTCCAAGCTGGATTAAGTGGTCCTTGTATCCTAAGAACCTTTTTATCAATATCTGTCTTAAAGTGTTTTTTATACAACCAATACCATTGTCTCCAGAATCTCTTTTCTGACCAGCCGAAGATTCTAGCTGATAATGAGTGTCTTGCGTCCGAACCAGCAGATATTAATTGTGTTTCTCCAAGGGTTCTGTCCTGCTTTGGTTGAACTCCTTGAGCTATCTCTGGTGCCGCTACGGCTTTTTGAGCTGCGGTATCTAATATATTAAGGATAAGGTTCGCTTGATTACTTATCGCTGCTTTCTGAAGAGGCATTGCTGCGTTAGAAGGGTCGCCCTTAACTCCAATCCATTTGTTCTCTTCAAAATCAAGGTTAGTTTCATTACTAATCTTTTTGTTGTCGTATAAATACATAGGATATAACTGAGCTAGAGCAACTTTCATATCTAAGTTAATCATCACTGATTTTGCTCTTTGTTTGTCTTCAATTAAGTCTGGGATATTAACTCCGTCCCAATCGTGAGACACTGGAAAGATTACTCTGTCAATTAATGGCCAATTATCACTGGTTATCTTTTTGTAACGAACCATCAACCTTCTGTTATTACCATAAGTAACTAAATACTTTTCTCCGTCAATATGTGTATACCATTCAATTAACTGATATTCATAGTTAGCTTTTAAGGCTTCTTCGTTCTTATCTACTTGCTGGAGGTTTTGAGCTTCTCTTCTAGCTTCTCGGGCTTCTTTTGAAAGCTCTTTGTCATCTGATTCTTTTTTCAACTTATCTAGGTTGAAATAGTTACCGCTTTCTTTCATTTCAGATATTGAGAGTCCTATTTCTCTACCCCAGAA